AAACGATATAGTTATATCCATAATTGAGAAGGGGGGGGGTTGATTTAGATATTAATAACAACAATATGAGTAAAGGGAGAAAAAAAATACCAACAGAAATAAAAAAAGCTAGAGGAACTTTGCGAAAATCCAGAGAGCTTGATTCTCAAATGGAAGTCCAAAAAGTTGATGCAATTCCAACGGCTCCAAAATGGTTGTCACCCATTGGTGAGGAGCAATTTAATGTGGTAGTAAATCAGCTCAATAGTCTAGGAATGTTGTATGAAATTGACCTCAAATTGATTGAAGCATACGCAAACTCTATGGCTTTACACATAGAATGCGAACAACAATTGAGAATAAATGGAAGAATTATGGTGTATCGTGACGAGGAAGGAAACCCAAAACACTCACAAATTGTTCCCTTGCAAACAGTATCAAAACAAGCACTTGACCAAGCGGTCAAACTTGCGGTTCAATTTGGCATCACTCCATCCTCAAGAACAAAAATATCAGCTCCTCAAAAGCTAGAGATTAAGGATAATGAATTTAATTTTTTTGATTGATGTTAAAAATTGGGACAGACTTTTCGGGAATTGGGGCACCAGAACAAGCATTAAAAAAACTTGGAATAGAACACAAGTCAATGTTTGCGTGTGATGTTGACAAATATGCACAGCAGAGTTTTTTAGCTAACTATAAAACCGAACAATTTTATGACGACATCACAACAAGAAATCACAAAGAAACACCATATGTTGATTTGTATGTTGCGGGGTTTCCGTGTCAGGCGTTTTCAATGGCGGGAAAACGAAAAGGATTTGACGACACGCGGGGAACTTTGTTTTTTGATTTGTTAAATTATCTAAATGAAACACGACCAAAATATTTCATATTAGAAAATGTGAAAGGTTTAATCAGTCATGACGGTGGGAAAACATTAGCAATCATAATGGATTGCCTTGCGAAAACGGTCAATGGTCAATATTCATTCACTATGTATGATGAGGGATTGAACTATTATGTCTATTATAAAGTATTAAACACAAAGGATTTTGGAATCCCACAAAACCGCGAAAGAATTTTCATCGTTGGTTTTCGGGATGAAAAACATAATTTCAAATTCCCAAAAAAAATCCCCTTAGAGTTAAAGTTAAAAGACATTGTCACAAAATTAGATGAGGTAGACAAAAAATATTATTTAAGTAAAACCGCAATAAATAAAATAGAAAGACATAAAAACACCTCGTTGAATAATGATATATCTAACACTATACACGCGGGGTATTATAAAATGGGGGGGCGTGACCAACAATATATAAGTTGCAACAAAATATCAAATGATAATAAATCTACTTTCAGAGTGACAGGTTGTGCAACACGTGGACGAAAACGAAATGGTGCGAATCAATATTCGGGTGAATTAGAAGTGCGAGACGATGAACTTGCAAACACAATCACCACGGTTCAGCAAACAAGTATGTTGAAAATTGATACTGATAAAACTTTTATTCGTAGATTAACACCCTTAGAATGTTTGAGGTTGCAAGGATTTCCCGATAGTTTTTATCATAAATGTAAAACGGAAGGGGTGAGCGATACTCAATTATATAAACAAGCGGGAAATTCAATGACGGTCAATGTTATGTCTGCACTAATAAATGAAATATTAAAAAACGAAAACAATGGCAACTAAAAAAAATGTATGGAGATACACTCCTAATAAAAGAAAAAAAAGAAAAGGTCAACACGCTAAAAGTAAAACGAGTCTCAATAAAGGTTCTCAAAATTATATTAAACGAAAAAGAGGTCAAGGGAAATGAAATATAAATTTGACAAACACAAGGCAAATCGTGCGGTTGCTTTCATTGAAACTTTTTTGACTCATACTAAAGGGGAACTCGGAGGACAAAAATTCATATTAGAGAAGTGGCAAAAGGACAATATTATTAAACCGCTTTTCGGATGGGTTGATGAAAATGGACTCCGAAAATATCGGACTTGTTATATAGAGATACCGCGTAAAAATGGCAAGAGTAATCTCTCAGCTTGTATCGCCTTATATATGCTTTTTTCTGATGGTGAGATTGGTGCTGAGGTTATATCGGCGGCGGCAGACAGGAATCAGGCGAACATCGTCTTTTCCATAGCCAAACAAATGGTGTTAAATTCTAAGGAATTAAGCAAGAGGTCAAAGGTGTTTCGCAACTCAATCACCCTAGAAGATAAAGGGAGTTATTATAAATCTATTTCAAGCGAGTCTAACACCGCACACGGAATGAATATATCTTGTTGCATCTTTGATGAGTTACATGCCCAAGGGAGAAACCGAGACCTCTGGGATGTTTGCACAACCTCCATAGGTTCCAGAAAATCACCTCTAATTGTAGCAATCACCACCGCGGGTTTTGACAAACAGTCTGTTTGTTATGAGGTATCACAATATGCGACCAAGGTGAGAGATGGGATAATTGATGACCCAAGTTTTTTGCCCGTCCTATATAGATGTGAAGATGGAGACGATTGGAAATTGGAATCCACTTGGAAAAAATGCAATGCGGGATATGGCACAATAATTAAGGAGGAGTATTTTAAACAACAATTTAATAAGGCAATGAATACCCCAAGTTTTCAAAATACGTTCAAGAGATTACATTTGAACATCTGGGGAACGGGTAGTGAGACCGCTTTTATCACAGATGAGGAGTGGATGAATTGCAATATCAGTCCAATAGATTTAAAAAAATTAGAAGGACGAGACGCGTTTGCGGGACTTGACCTTGCGTCTACGCGAGATATATCGGCACTTGTTTTGATATTTCCTGATGACGATGGAAACATGGAGGTCGTTCCATTTCTATTTGTACCTGAAAGTAAAGTGACACAAAGGATTGGAGGGGATGGTGTTGACTATTTAACTTGGTGTCAACAAGGATTTTTGATTCAAAGTGAGGGAAATGTTCAGGACTATAATTTAATTCAAACTAAATATATGGAATTAGCGGAGCGATTTAATATCATATCCTGTGCATTTGACCGATGGAACTCCTCACAATTAATCATAAATTTAATGAATGAAGGATTGACATTCAACCCAATCGGTCTGGGATTCGTAAGTCAATCAGCACCAACCAAATATTTTGAGAGTCTAGTATTAGACAGAAAAATCAATCACGCGGGACACCCTGTGATGCGATGGATGGTATCAAATGTCGTATGTCAAGAGGATGGAGCGGGTAATATTAAAATCCACAAGGGTAGAAGTCGGGACAAAATTGATGGTGTTGCATCTTTGATTATGGCTATCGCTGAATATATGAACAGTTTAGGTGAAGATGGAGACTCAATTTATAGTGACAGAGGATTGATATTCATATAAAAATTCCCTATAAACACACCCAAAAGAAAAAACTTTCAAAAAACTTTCAAAAAAATTAACAGAGGTAGAACAATCTTTTTTTACTTTTTTCATACTTTTTAGGAAAAAAAACTTGTGAGAATCAATTATTTATAATATGTTTGTGTAAACAACAACAAATAGTTGTTCATTGAAATACTGAAAAACAAAATAAAGCAAGTCAATTCCTGACTGAGAGAAAGTTGGTTTCATTACGCAAGTGCAACCTAAAGTTTTAAAAGGTGAAGTTCCTTTCAAAATAAATGTGCCTTTCTAAAGTTTAATGAAAAGAAAACAGAGAAGATTTAATTATATTAAATGTGGAATTAGTAATCACAAAGTCGCCTTGGACACTTTTTGTTTTTCAGTAGTTCTTTTAAAATTAGAGTGTAGTATAAATTGCAATTTATACTATGCTCTTTTTTTGTTTCAAAGAAAAAATTCCCTAAAAATACCCCCAAAAGAAAAAACTTTCAAAAAACTTTCAAAAAAATTAACAGAGGTAGCACTATTTATTTTTACTTTTTAGGCACATTTGAGGCAAAAAAACTTGTGGGAACCAAATATCCGTATTATATTGCAGTATATTAATAATTAAAACACAATACAAAATGGAAAATTTAGATAACAAATCAGAATTAAAAACAAATTTAAAATTAGACCAAAAAGTTACACAATTACTTTTAAATGGTGGAGCAATTGTATCAAGCCACGTTGGTATTAACAAAAAAAATAGAACACATTTTGTGGGGTTAATACGTATGCCCAAAGGCAAATTTATAAAAGACACAAGAGAGGGTGAATTATATGAAAATAATTATTTTGAATATGCAATTATTGAAAATTTATGGCACGATGATTTTTTAGAAAATAAAACCATAGAAAACGCACACAATGAAGTTGTTATAATACAAAAGCACGTTAAAGAAGATATAAGAGTGATGCGAAATTTAACACGTAGCAGATACAACAAATCAAGACATTTATTTAAAAATTCACGTCGTTGGTCATTAAAAAATAACTAAATAAACAATAACAGGGGGGTGAGAATCCCCCCATTAATAAAGGTGTTAAGAGCATCACACAATATGGAAAATTTAATTAACAAATGGGAGAAATTACAAAGAAGATATTATAATTTATTTGCGGTGTCAACTTTAGCAAAGTATTATCAAGAAATATTTGAAGAACCAACCGAGTGGAATAAAGAGTTTATCATTAATGCCTTAATAGCAGACGAACTAATTCATAGAAAAGAAGATGACAGAGAGAGTTTAAAATATGAAATAGAATTAGTAAAACAAAATTTAAATAAATAAACTATGAATAAATCAATTATTAAACTTGCATTAGATGCTTTAGAGCTTAAACTACTAAAACAAAGACAAGAAGCCAAAAGGGAAGGAATGTTCTATGATGTAGAATCTATTAGTGTTTTATTGGAAAAAGCTAGAGAATATCAAAAAGAGTTGGAAATAGAAGGTTCAATTAAAATCACTTTACAATGAGAACAATAGAAGTTAAAGAAATCAACGTATCAACTAAGCAAGGTCGTTTAGATTGGTTAAACTATAAGAACAATCCTGAATGGTCATTCTTAGCTGAAACAGGCACAATAGCTTTATTTGAAAAGGTAGAGCAAAAGAAAAGATATATAATAACAGGCAAGGGGTATTTTAACGCCACAGTTAATGATCCTTTCATAAGTAGTATAAAAATACAAGACTTGCAGGTT